ATGGTACAGTAAACGAATTTGTAAACAAATACAACTCTCTTCCATCAGAGGAAGCTCTTCAGATTGAATTGTCTGAAGTTAAAATGAATGAAGAAGAGTACAAAGATTCATTACAGCTCCTCAAGGACATTGGAAACGATGGAGAAGATTACACAGACCTCAACTGGTTACTCGACAAAACAGAAAAGTTTTGCCAAGATAAAGCAATCTATAATGCAGTGGTGGAGTCAATCGGTATTTTGGACAATCCAAAAACTGATCAAGATAAAGGAGCTATCCCTGAGATTCTTTCTGATGCCCTTAGTGTCAGTTTTGATCCTCATGTGGGTCACGACTACCTTGACGATAGTGATGAGCGTTTCGATTTTTACCATCGCGTGGAAGAGAGGATTCCTTTCGACTTGGACTACTTCAACAGAATCACAAAAGGTGGACTCCCTCAAAAAACACTAAACATTTGTCTGGCAGGAACTGGTGTAGGTAAATCCCTGTTCATGTGTCATGTGGCATCATCATGTCTATCTCAGAATCAAAATGTACTTTATATTACACTGGAAATGGCAGAAGAGAAAATTGCAGAGAGAATTGATGCAAACATGCTAGATGTTGCAGTGGATGACCTTCATGCACTTCCAAAAGACCTATATGATAGGAAAATAAATAATTTAAGAACAACAACAAAGGGTAAACTGATAGTCAAAGAATATCCTACTGCATCGGCAAATGTAAATCATTTCCGTTCATTATTGAATGAGTTGAATCTAAAACGATCATTTGTTCCAGATATTATCTTCGTAGATTATATCAATATTTGTTCTTCATCAAGGATAAGAACAGGAGCAAATGTCAATTCATATACCTATATCAAATCTATTGCTGAAGAGTTACGAGGATTGGCAGTAGAACACAAGATTCCAGTTGTGAGTGCAACTCAAACAACAAGGTCAGGGTATTCAAATACAGATGTGGGTTTAGAAGATACATCTGAGAGTTTTGGACTTCCAGCCACGGCAGACCTTATGTTTGCAATTATATCTACTGAACAGATGGAAGAATTAGGTCAGATAATGGTAAAACAGTTGAAGAATAGATATAATGATCCAACTGTCAATAAAAAGTTTGTTGTTGGCATAGATAGAGCCAAGATGAGACTTTATGATGTAGACCAATCTGCTCAAGATGAGTTGGTTGATAATGGTCAAGAAGATGACACACCATCTTTTGATGTGGCAACTGGTGGTAAATTTAAAAAACGTGATTTCACAGGATTTGATTATGAGTAGTAGACAACAAAGAAGGGCTGAACAGAGAGCCAAAAAGAAACAAGGTATCAATGAAGAACAAGTTGAAGTAGAATTTATGCAACCTTGGTCTGATGTTCTGATGAGAACCAGATTAACAGATGAAGTTCTTGAAGGAATGCTTGATATTACTGAACAAGTTCTACAAGATCCAGATCGTAAAAATTGGGGAGATAATCTTGCAGGTCAAATCCAAGATGAACCTCTGATTCCTCATGAAATGATGATGAACTATAAAATTGGTAAAGATGGAAACGTATTCAACTGGTTAATGAATATGGTTGGTGAATATGTCAAAGCATGTAGTAGACAACAAGCCACTTCAATTGATTATGATAAAGTAAAGGACATACAATGGCTCACTCAGATGAAAAGTGCTTGGGTAGTCAGTCAATGGGAAGGTGAATATAACCCAATTCATATACATACGGAATGTGCAATGTCTACTGTTATGTATCTTAAAGTACCTGAGTTTTTACCATCTACAAAACCAGAACGTGATGATGATGGTTGTATTATGTTTATTGGTGCAGGTCATCAGAATGCAAGATTGACTCGTAATATCATCAAATGGAAACCACAGCCAGGAGATTTCTTTTTATTTCCTGCACACCTTCAACATTGTGTCTATCCTTTTAAAACTGAAGATGATGCAGAGAGAAGGAGTGTTTCATTTAATGCTGATTTCATAGCAAAACATGAATTTGAAAAACAACAGGAAATGGTAAGACAACAACAGCAGCAACAGGCTCCACCTAAACCAATGCCAGGTGCTCCTGAGAAATTAACCATTAGAACAGACGATTCAATTTAATGGAAAAAATGGGTTCAAAGGGTGGTGCTGATGTAGTAGACAGACCACCCAAGAAGAAAAAACAACCACCGAAACCCCCAAAAAAGTTTAAAGTCATCTATCATAATGATGACTTTACTCCTATGGAGTTTGTGGTTTGGACTCTTCAAGCATATTTCAACAAAAGTGAAGTTGATGCCAACTCTACTATGATGGAAATACACAAGTTAGGTGCTGCCATCGCTGGTATCTATGACTACCAGATTGCAGAACAGAAAGTACATGAGGTCATGGAATTGGCAAAAGAAAATGATTATCCTTTGAAAATTACTGGTGAACCAGAAGATGTCTAATGTAGTAGATCTCTCTTTTTATCGAAAGAAAAGAGATGAAGAACTTGAAAAAATAAACAAAGACTATCCCCCCGCACTGACATTTGAAGTCGGTCAATACTACATCATGCCAGAACTTGGTGTGATGATTCATGTCGTACACCTCACCGATAAACTCCACACACAAGACGGCCATCCAACTTATGTCATGGAAGACCAGTTTGGTAACATATTTTCTGAGAAGATGGAAGAAGGTATGACTACTGGTTGGCACTCTCTTACACCAGATGTATTCGTAGAAACTGCCAAATTACTGAGAAAAGACAACGAGCCAGAGCCACCCAAGGCGGTCTGAGTATAAATATTGTAGAGAGTTACAACCTTTTTTCGGAGTTGGGATGAAATTATTCATAGATTTTATAGATGAAGGAGCAGACACTTCAGCCACTACATTTTTTCATGAAGTAATTTGTGGGATAGCATGTGCCGATCCAGTTGGAGCCTCAAAAATAAAAACTGGTGAAGATGTAAAGAAATATTTTGATAATGGGACTATCATTGCTGTAAACAGTAGATTACAAAAATTAGATGTTATGTCTTTAAAACAAGCAAGATTTTTGAGTTCCATGTCGAAACCTAATGCAAAATTAAAGACTGATGCAGTCAATATTGCAAAACAACTTAGAATGCCATCAAGATTAGGTGTTCCAAGAGGTGTAGTAATGTGGACTGGGCCCACAAATGATGCATCTGATTATGGTGCAGCAGATATTGCATATAATGACAAAGGAATATCTCTGAAATATGGTAAAGGACAACTTAAAAATTTAACAGTTGGTTCTTTTGGCAGGTCAGTCTTGGGCATCAAGGAAAGTATATTGAATGTCTTACTAAGAGATTATAAAGATAACTGGAATCAAATGACTACAGATTGGTTATCTTTTATTAAAGATTCAATACCCCTCGAAAAAGGTAAAGTTGAGTTTGAAAGTTTAAGTAATAAAATTGGCTCTTGGGAAAATTATCAAAAGGCTAGATTATCAAATGAAGAGCAAGATTTTTTTGACAAAAAAGATAATGGGTATGTGAAAACTCATAAAAAAGGAAGAGAGTTTAGATATTTGGCAAGAAAATATTACGAAACATTAAAACCTCAAAATTGGGAAGAATTAAGAAATAAATCTATGGGTCAAATTTTTGGTGGTTTTATTGATAGTAAAGACCAAGTAATTAGAAAAAACCTTGCAAATCTTTTTAAAACTCAAATAAGTGTTAGTGAAAATGATTTGTGGTATGCTGCAAGTGCAGGAAGAGACATAAAATTAATCCCAGGCGAAGAAAAATTCAAAAGAGGGATAGAAAATGTTAGATTTGACTATGTAAGTGAAATGAAAGGTATGGGTTACACTTTCACTCTTTTAGCACACACAGTAGATAAAGATATTGAAGTTATGAAAATAGATATAACTTTTAGATTCAAACATGGTCAAATGTATGGTAATCCAGAAACAACATCAACTTATAAAATGATGGTTGACGATTATACAGATATTTTTGGAAGCTGATGTTTACATTTACTGGATTCCTCACAGAGGCAAAAAATTTACATTTAGAACATTTAGAAGATGAGGTTCTAAATAATGGTGTAGTAGGAACGAGAGGAGCTATTAACTTCCTTCAGTCCCTACGAGATATGTTGGCTGGATCTTCCAAATCCAGTGTGAATGTGACAGTAAAGTGGGATGGCGCCCCAGCTATCTTCGCGGGAATTAACCCTGAAAATGGTCAGTTCTTTGTGGGTACTAAAGGCGTATTCAACAAGAACGCGAAGATCAACTATACTACTGATGACATTGACCGAAACCATCCCGGCACTGGTCTTAACCAAAAATTAAAGGTAGCACTCACAGAACTGTCAAAACTAGGTATCAAAGATGTCATTCAAGGTGACATGATGTTCACTCAGGATGACCTAGAAAAGAAAAGAATAGACGGAAAGGAATATATAACTTTCCAACCAAACACAATCGTTTACGCAGTTCCAATGGAAAGTGCGGGACGGATACTATCTTCAACTATGGGGATCGTTTTTCACACTACTTACTCTGGAAAAACGATGGAAGATATGTCCGCTTCCTTCACTGTCAACCTTAGAGGGTTGGATAGGAATGCTGGAGTATGGTTCTCAAATGCAGACTACAAAGACACTTCTGGAACCATCAACTTCAACCAAAAAGAAACAGAAGCAATAACAAAAATCCTATCAGAAGCAGGTAAGACTTTCCACAAATTGGACTCTAACCTATTACAAATGGTGGCCGAAGATGAGGAAATTAAGACAATTATCAAGACATATAATAATACCAAAGTCCGAGCGGGAGAGAAGATTACGAACACAAGGATGCACACCAAGGGTCTTATAGAATATATCTATGATAAGAAAAAGAAAGAAGTAGATAAGGTCAAAAGACCACAAAACAAAGCAGTCAAACAACAGAATATGGATAGATTGATGAAATATTTTAGATCAAATGCCGGGCAAATGGTCAAGATATTTGATATGCAAAATCTATTAGTGAGTGCAAAAGACATGATTATCCGAAAGTTAGAAAAATCAAAGAGTGCAATGGATACTTTTGTCCGTACTGACAAGGGGTACAAAGTCACACAACCAGAGGGTTTTGTGGCTATTGATAAACTAGGAAAAGCAGTCAAGTTGGTAGATAGACTTGAATTTGCACATCAGAACTTTACTGCAGCGAAGGCTTGGGACAAATGAAAACATATCAAAAGTTCATAACAGAAAAGAAAGGTGATACAGTGGTTTTCACCTTTGGTAGATTCAATCCACCTACAGTCGGTCATGAAAAACTGATAACTGCAGTACAATCAGTTGCCAGAACAAGAGGTGGAGACTTCTTTGTATATCCAAGTCACTCACAAGATCCAAAGAAGAATCCTCTGAACCAGGCCACAAAAATCAAATACATGAAGAAGATGTTCCCAAAATATAAAAAGAACATCGTTGCAAGTTCTGGTAAAACGGCATTAAATATTGCTGCAGAGTTGTACAAGAAAAAATATACTACTCTTGTCATGGTGGTAGGAAGTGATAGAGTACAAGAGTTTCAGAGAATTTTAGACAAGTACAATGGACAGGATCTTGCACATGGGTTTTACGACTTTGACCAAATCTATGTGGTAAGTGCAGGAGAACGAGATCCAGATGCAGAGGGAGTAGAAGGTATGTCTGCTTCCAAAATGAGAGCAGCTGCTGTGGCAGGAGATTTCAAGTCTTTTCGTATGGGTACTCCCGAGGCATTATCTGATGCAGATACTAAGAAACTATTCAATGAAATTCGTAAAGGGATGCGATTAGAGGTAGTCAAAGAAGGTTCAAAGTGGAAAAATATAGACTTTAATGTTGAAATTACAGAAGAAACACAAGATATTGGAGAGGTAACTTACAAAGGTTACACAACTGCTTATCTGTCTACATCCCCAGAAAGTTATGCTGTT